GCTCCACTGCGCGGCCAGCATCGTAGCCATAGTTCCAGCCCATCTCCACAAGATCGAGTTGGTCTTCGCTGTAATGCTCGGTGCGGGGAACGCCATGCTCCAGCACGTTGCCACTTTTCCACTGCTCAAAAGTTTTGTAGATCATGACAGCATCCCCTTACGCTCTGCGTTGATCAGCATCAGGCGATCAAGCTCCTGCACCACAAACGCCTTGAACACCTCAGGCTCCAAATCGGTCTGCTGGCCACACGCAGCCAGGACAATCAACAAAGTATTGAGCGCCACGGAACTGTCATACCCCTCAACAATAGGTTTGATCTGCTGGAACATTGCCTCCACAGCGGCGTTGTGTGCTTCGATATCAGTCATTTTTTCTCCCTCAAACAGGTACAGGTCCATCCACTGCTGTCGTATCCCAGGCCACGGCAAAAGGGACACTGCTCATCAGTCTCGGCTGGCGGGACACGGGCGAACAAGGCTTTAAGGAATTCGAGGATCGCGTTCATACACCCTCCGCATCCAGGAATTCGTTCTGCCTTTGCTCATCCATGTCAGAGAACGCCTCAAAATGGTTCTCGCCGCAGCAACCAAAACTGGTCTGCTCGTTGCCGCAGTAACAGCAATAGGTCTGTGAGTCGGCCAAGAGCTCTTGGCGTAGCTGGTCACGTATGGTGTTCATTGCGCATCCTTCCAGTCCATGAATTTGTCGTACGCGTCATTCCATTCCCGATCAGCAGCCTCCTCTTCAGCCTGGTCCGCCACCCAGTTCTCAATCTCCTTGGCAGTGTCAGAGGACAGCACAGGGGCGATGTCAATGTCAGAGTTGGGAAGGTAGACGTGGTACAAGGTCCACGTAGCGGGGTAGTCGGGCTCCAACTGCTCACCGAAACGGCTGCGAGCACCGCGCTCCGCGGCTTCGTATTCAAACCAGCAAGCCAGATCAACACCTAATTCGTCACAGGTGTAGTTAAAAAGCAACAGGCCGTCTTTTGTGTGATCAGGCGTTTTCATGGCGGGGCCCCTTCGCGACAGTGATCGTCAAGCTGTACACACGTTCCGCATACGCCAGCAGCGACAGCAAGACCGCTGGCTCTATCGCCACCTGCTTGTTCTCAGGGTAGTTCACGGCCAGCCAAATCTGATAGCCGTCAAAACTGGCATACACGCCATCGCCAAGGTAGGCGTCTTTTTGGTTGTCGGTGGTCATACAAAGCTCCTGAGAAATGAGACAAAACGAGTGGGCAATGAGTCACGGACCGCGGACCGGGGCAACAAAGCAGTCTGCAAGAGATACGAATCGTGGTCCGGGGACCAGGACTGCGTACGGATGTGAGCAAAGCCAATCAAGACCTTGCCAGTGTTGTAGGGCGGCAAAGAGCGCACAGAGAGGCCAGGAAGGGGCTTAGTGGACTGCATTGGGGCCTACCTCCTGGAGTGAGCTATAAGCCGCTGCAACGCCCTCCAGGAGGATCTCCCGGGGCATGTCCATGGACTTGGCCATGACAGCCGTTGCCAACATGGTGACGATCAGAGCTTCATAAGGCTCCTGGTCTCTCATGAGGCTGAACAAGAGAGCCTGTGCGCGGTCCGAGGACCGGGACAGGAGCTTTTCCATGTCGAGTTTTTCAAGTTTGTCAGCAGTCATTGCGCTATCCTTTCTTAAGTTGCAGAGATTGCAGGGCAATTATAAGTGGTACTGGGTTTTATAGCAAGTGCGCAAAGTGGTTTAAAACGTAGGGGGAAACCCTTAGAGAAGGGGCGTTTTGTAAGGTAGGTGTAAGGCTATATAGACTTCCTAGGGGTAAGAGTGTTTTTTAAAAAATAAAAACCATTTAGGCGTGATAGACGTAATGGACGTAAGAATGAGTGTTTATGCGGGTTGTAGGTGTGACAGTACATCACGTTGAGTTTTAGGTGTAAGGTTTTTTCAGGGGAGATCCGTGAGATGCTTTTTGAAAAAACTTTTTCTGAAAATAGTACGTAGACCCCTATAGGGAGCCCTTTTTTGTTTTTGGCATTTCGCTGCCCTGGTTGCGCCTTGTCCTGGACCGCTGCCCCTGGTACACTCGGTGCAGTAGCTTACAGGAGCGTAAAAATGTTTCAGATTGAGTCTGGCGTGGAGATGCCTGTGGGGCGCACAAAGTACCCCTTTGCTGACATGCACCCTGGTGATTCGATCCGTTTTGGGAACGAAAAACTGGCCAACAGTGCCCGGGTGTCTGCCATGCGTTTTGTTCGGGCACATGCCCCTGACTGGTCGTTTCAGTTGCGCCGGGTTGAGAACGGCTGGCGCTTGTGGAGGGTCGCATGAAGCGGGACGTTTGGAACGTGCCGCCTGTTATTGGCAACAAGGCACAAAAGCGCATGTCTGGTCAGGTGGCACCCTTGCGCAAGCAAAAGGTCCTGACGGGCAAGGAATGGAAGTTCGTCACCGAGCTTGTGACGGGTGATGGCCGGGTGACCCTCAAGGAAGCTGCCATTAGGGCCGGGTACAAGCCCACAAGCGCATCAGTGATGGCCTGGAAGCTGACGAACCCTGAGATCAACCCTCACGTGGTCTCTGCTATCCAGGCGTATCGGGCAGAGCTGAACAGCAAATACAACACGTCATACGACAGGCACATGCGGGACCTGCAGACCATTCGGGATAAAGCCCTGGAAGCTGGGGCTTATGCTGCTGCTGTCCAGGCAGAATACCGCCGTGGGCAAGCCCTGGGCACAATCTACGTTGATCGCAAGGAAATCAGGCATGGAACAATCGACTCGATGTCCAAAGAGGAAGTGCAGCGCAAACTGGACGAGTTGCGCGCCCTGTATGGCGGACCGCCCCCGAGCGCGCTTATCGATGCCAGCACTGGCCAGGTGATCGAAAGTGTCGAGCGAGAACGGGACCCGGCTTTTGTCTCTCCGGTGGCAGAACCTCCCCCGGATATCTTTGAACGGGACAACGATTTGGGACCCGACGATGACAACGCCTGAAGCCGCCTTTGCCGCCCGTGTTCGTGACGGGCTTCGCCCTTTTGATATCGACACCGAGCGGATTGAAAACCGCGTGAACCTGGGCGTGTCTGACATGCTGGTGGGCGCGGGTGATCGCTTTGTCTCGATTGAGCTGAAAGCGGTTTCGCGTGGCTTGAAAATCGCGCTTCGCCCCCATCAGATTGCCTTTTTAACCCGGCATGCCGCCCGGGGTCGCCCGTGCTATGTGCTGGTGCACCAGGTGAGCACTGTTGTTCGCCCTGGCCGGATTGCTTTGTACCATGGCCGCCAGGCGATAGAGCTTGCGGAACAGGGTTTGCGCCTTGAGCCCCTGGCCGCATGGCCTAACCGGGGCATGGACTGGCAAGCCCTGGCCGACATCTTATCCGGGAAATCACCGATAAAATAATTTGCACGGCTGTTTATTTGCTGCTATGATAGCGGCACCGGATACCCCGGGCAACATAGAGGATAGAGAAAATGCTCAAGACAATCGCTGTCACGTCAAACCGTAAAACCGGCCCAATTGCCACTACTTACCGTAGTGGCGTACATGAAACCTATGGCACGTGCCCGACATCATGCGCGCTGCACCCGAAGAGTGAAACAGGCGCGGCCCTGGTTGACGTGGACTACATGGCCGCTGTGTCTGACGCTGTGCCCCGTGGGGGCCAGGCCTGGACTTATTCTCATTTTCCCGCTGAGACGCTGCCAACGCCAAAGCCAGGCAAAACTGTATTTAATGCGTCATGCGACACCCTAAGCGAAGCTGTGCGCACTGTGGAGTTAGGTCGCCCGGCTGTATTTGCTGCCCCGGTCGATATGGCCGATAGTTTCCCCATGGTGCACCAGGGGGTTAAATTCGTGCGCTGCCCCGCTGATTTGTCGGAGACGTTTACGTGCGCACAATGCGGCGGCGGTCGCCCTTTATGTGCTCAGGGAGAGCGGGATTATGTTGTGGTTTTCGTCGCGCACGGTAGCGGAAAAAAGAGAGTTGGCACGGGTAAGGGCGGATGCTATGCCGCGGGCGGTCCTACAGCTATCGCATGGCATGGCACAAAAAAGAGCGGCCACCAGGATGATGCCGCGGCGGCCCGTTCGTTCGCCCGTTCGCTGCCGCCTGGATCGCTGTTGCGTCACCATGTCGCCGGTGATATCGGCATGGAGACAATCTAATGTTCTTCGCCCTGGCTGTTTTTATCTTGCTGTGGATAATAGTCGACCTGTTTAAAGGGGATTAGCACGGCTGTTCAATTTGGGTATATAATTCAATCACCGGAATCAACCGGCAACATTGAAAGGATAGAGAAATGGCACACATGATTGACACCACTACAGGCAAAGCTGCTATAGCTTACGCTGGCAAGACTCCCTGGCATGGCCTGGGCCAGGCGTTGACGCCTGACGCATCAATCGAGACATGGACCCGCGAAGCCGGGTTAGATTACACGGTGAAAGAGTCGCCCGTTTTGTTTCAGACTGACGCGGCCACAATGCCGGAGGAATTCAAGGGCCGCAAAGTGCTGCACCGCTCAGATACAGGCGGGGCACTGGCCGTAGTGTCTGACGGTTACCGCGTGGTGCAGCCAGCTGACGTTATGGGCTTTTTTGGCAAGCTCGTGGATATCGGCGGGTTTCAAATGGAAACCGCCGGAGTGCTCAGCCATGGCCGCCGGGTTTGGGCCCTGGCTAAAGTGAGTGAGGGCGCGGATGTTGTCGACGGGGACCGCGTGCGGCCTTATGTGTTGCTGGGCACGTCATACGATGGCACTATGGCCACCGTGGCTAAATTTACTGCAATTCGCGTTGAATGCAATAACACGATTACCGCCGCGTTAGGCCGCGAGAGCTCGGGCGCTGTTCGAGTGTTGCATAGTGAACGCTTTGATCCTGACGCTGTTCGCATGGAGCTGGGCATAGTGTCCGATAACTGGGAGCGGTTTCTCGTGCAGTCCCGCAAACTGGCCGGAGAGAATCTTTCCGCAACTGATGCCGATATGTTCGTTCGTTCGCTGCTGCAGCCGTATCACACAAGCAAAGTGCCATTGAATGAAACCCGCGGTTACAGGCGCATCATGGACTTATTCAATGGCCAGGCTATCGGCGCGGATATCCCCGGGGTGTCCGGTACTCGCTGGGCCATGCTCAACGCGGTTACAGAAATGGTCGACCATGAGCGGGGCCGGAGCAATAACACCCGCATGGAGTCCGCATGGTTTGGCACTGGCGCAGCCATTAAAAATAAGGCCCTGGAGCTGCTGGCTATTAACTAATGATAAATCAATAGCAATAAGGCCGGGCTATCGAGTGAAACCATGCGGAAAACTCATGGTTTTGCCCGGTTAGTTGCGGCAACGGTAAACCAGGCCCGCGGCCCCTGCCGCTTGACGCCTGAAACGTGGGAATTTCCCCTTGAAACCCGGCGCGCGGGTCGCGCGCCGCGGTCCGTGGGCCGTGTTTCACGTGAAACAGGGCCCGGGCCCGGGGGCTATGGTCCCGGGCGTGGCGATTGAAAAATTTAATTGGCCGCGTGGCGTGGTGGCCGTGCTATAATAGCGGCACTGGTCCAGGGTCCTGGACCAGGCAACCTGAAAGGATAGAGAAATGAGCTGCTTTGTTGTTCCTGATTTCCATATTGACGCCCTTGTATCGTGGGCCGTGGCCAATGGCGCGTCCGCATTTATTGATGGCCTGGACCCGCGGGAGTTGGCCGCGGTGCTACACCGGGCCAACTGTGCCGCGTATCATGAGCGGTACGAAGAAGACGCGGGCGAGTGCTACACCTTCACCATGCGCCCGGAAGTGCACGCCATGCCCGCCGTGCAGATTCTCAAGGCATGCGCATGCCTTGATTACCAATGCAGCGACTGGACCGATTACCCGGGCAGCACGGCACAGCGTGCCGTGGAGCGCATTCGAGACCATGCGATAACCCTTGTCCCCGGGTATCGCGCCGCCGCCTGGACACTCGAAGAGGTGACAGCATGAAGATTGACGCATACTCTGACCCCGGTCACGGCTGGGCAGCCGTGCCCCTGACGCTGCTTGAGCGCTTAGGCATACTCGACCAGATCACCACCTACAGCTATATGCGGGGCCGCTTCGCGTATCTTGAAGAGGACTGCGACCTTGACCGCTTCATGACCGCGGCCCGGGCCGCGGGTCTGGTGATTGAGTTTCGCCAGTACGTGAGCGGGTATCGCCGTTCACGTATCCGCAACTATTGCCACTACTCCCCGGGCGTGGCCCGGGTCTGGATGCAAAATGCCCGGGAAATAAAAGGTTGACACGGGCCGCGCAGCCCGTGGTATAATAGTGGCACTGGTGGCGATCGCCACCAGACAACCTAGAAAGGATAGAGTCATGACAATCGAAACAGCAACACCCAGCAGCGCAGAGACCATCGCCGCATTGTTCGACACACTGGTCGACGCCGTCGCCCAGCGAGTGCTCGCGCAGCTTGACGCCAATATCGCCGCTCGCCTTGAGCTGTTCGCAGAGAGCGAGCTGGATGAAAAGATCGACGAATGGGCAGCTAACTTCCTTGATGACCGCGTCAAGGAACACGTTACCGCCGATGATCTACATGATGAAGTCCTAGAGATCATCCAGAATCTGGACTTCGACATCAGAGTCAGCCGATAAAAATATTTGACACGGGTTGAAAAACCCGTGTTATAATAGTCCCACTGTGTCAGCCGACACAGTACAACCTAGAAAGGATAGAGAAATGACTAAAGTTATCAGCATCAACGGATCACGCTTCGCACTGCCCGAGGGCATGGCCGCTAAAGATGTCCAGGCGTTGGCCGGATTTCTGGTGACACTGACACCAGTGCACAGTGAATACGACTATGACAGCAGCGACTATCAGTCCTTCTTGGCAAGCCAGGGCACTGAAGTCCGCGTTGACACGGTCGAGCTGGTCGACCGTGCTGCAGCCAAGAAACAGCACGAAGAGAGCTACGCGCGCTACAAGGCAAAGCGCGATGCCGACCAGGCAGCCTAAGCGATAGGGGCCTAGGCCCCTATCATAGGCCCCTTACACGTGGCTTACGCGCGCAGCGCGTAAGCCCTTTCCCCTTCATTTTTTCCCTCTAATGGTGGTGGCGGGGGTGGGTGGGCCCGCCTTACCTTTACGTGTACATCTATCTATGACTTTCAGACAGGGGAGGGGCCATAAACAGCCGGTCATCAATAGGGATCAACCTATGCCCTATTTTTGCCCCAGAATTCGTCCAAGAGAACCTGGACCCCACCCCTTCCTTTTTTTAAAATAATTTCCACAAAAATTTTTGCAAAATTTAAAACATAGCGGAGGGCAATTCTTATTTAAGTGGTATAGTGCCCCCATGCAACACCTTACCCAAGCCTATATCCGCGAGCTTTTTGACTATTGCGAAACAGGCATCTTTTGTCGAAAAATATCCGTAAGCCATAACACGTGGCCGGGCCAACTTGTTTCAGGGTCCGTTACCCCAACCGGTTATCGCCAGTTCAACCTTGCGGGTCGAAAGGTGCCCTACCATCGTGCCGTTTGGTTTTGGCACCACGGAACATGGCCCGAGCGCCTTGATCACATCAACAACGATCCATCGGACAATCGAATTGAGAATTTGCGAGAGTGCACGCACACTCAAAACATGTGGAACGCTAAAGGCCGCGCTGGGCAGACGGGGATAAAGGGCGTAGTATGGGAAAAATCCAAAGAACGGTACCGTGTTCGTATGCGGGTAAACGGCCAGCGTCTCTCATTCGGATACTTCAAAACTTTGGACGAGGCCCGGTCCGCGGTCCAAGCAGCCCGAATCACCTACCACGGAGAATTTGCCCGCCATGATTGATGCTCCCAAAGACGCCCAAGAAGAGATGCTGCGTTTGCAGCTGCGGCTGCAGATGTTGGAAATGCATGACCGCGCGACGAGCAGCTTCATCGATTTTGCAAAATACGTTTGGCCTGAGATGCTGATTGGGGAGCATCACCGGATCATCGCCAAGGCCCTGGACAGGGTGATCACTGGCGAGTGCAAGCGGTTGATTGTGGCCATGCCCCCTCGGCACGGAAAGTCGCAGCTTGCCAGCTATTTGTTCCCTGCCTATCTGATGGGCAAGCGCCCGGATGCCAAGTTGATTGTTGGTTCGCACACCGCGGAACTGGCTCAGCGTTTTGGCCGGATGATTCGAAACCTGGTGGATGAGGATCGGTACAAGGAACTTTTCCCGGGCATGACTTTGTCAGCGGACTCCAAGGCTGCCGGTCGGTGGAACACCAGCCAGGGCGGCGAAGCCTTTTTCATTGGTAAGGGCGGTGCGATGACCGGGCGAGGGGGTGACATCATCATCTTGGACGACATCTTGGACGAACAGGACGCGCTGTCTGACACGGCCATGGAGAACACCTGGGAATGGCTGACAAGTGGCCCACGTCAGCGTCTGCAGCCAGGCGGTGCAATGATTCTTGTCAACACGCGGTGGAAGACAGACGACCCTGCCGGACGGTTCATCAAGGCTCAGTCTCAACTCAAGGCTGACCAGTGGGAAGTGCTGGAGTTTCCAGCCATCTTGCCTTCTGGCAAACCGCTCTGGCCAGAGTATTGGCCGATCGAGGAACTGGAGAAGGTCAAGTTTTCCATTGGCCTGAAGAAGTGGAACGCCCAGTGGCAGCAGCAACCCACGAACGACGAAGGTGCTGTCTTGAAGCGCAACTGGTGGCGCAAGTGGACACACGACGATCCACCTCTGTGTGACTACCTGTTGCAAACCATGGACACGGCGTACTCCAAAAAGGAGACCGCCGACTTCTCGGTCATCGCAACGTGGGGCGTGTTTACCCCTGATGCTGACTCGGGCCCCAACCTCATCTTGCTCAATGTGCGCAAGGGCCGCTGGGATTTTCCGGAACTCAAGAGGGTGGCCCGCGACGAGTACCAGTACTGGCGACCCGACAACGTCCTGATCGAGGCCAAGGCCACCGGCACGCCGCTCCAGCAGGAACTTCGCCGGATCGGGGTCCCCGTCACGATGTACTCCCCTGGTGGCAGGCGGTCCGGGCAAGACAAGCTCGCTCGCGCGAACGCTGTTGCACCGCTCTTGGAGTCAGGCATGGTCTGGTACCCCGAGGGCAAGGAATGGGCCGAGGAGCTCGTTGAGGAATGCGCGGCCTTTCCCAACGGCAACAACGATGACCAGGTCGACGTCACAACCATGGCTCTGTTTCGGTTCCGTCAAGGCAACTTTGTTGCTCTGGACTCGGACGACAACGAGGAGTCAGAACCCTCGACTGAGGCGGTTGAGTATTATTGACAGCGGGACTAAAATGACTTATCTCCTCTCACGGACCGCGAACCATGGCCCAAGAACTGTCTGACAAAATCCGTGCCGCTGCGCAGGCGAAGAACGTAGACCCTGACGTGGCGCTGGCTATCGCAAGGGCAGAGAGTTCGCTCCGCCCCACTGCTCAGGCAGGTACGTCCACCGCTGGTGGCCTGTTTCAGGTTGTGGATAAGACGTGGAAAGAGTTCGGTGGCAAGCCGGGGAAGAAGTTGGATGCTGATGAGAACATCCGCGTCGGCACGGACATCATTGCAAAGAACACGCAGACCTTAAGGGCTTTCCTCCAGCGCGATCCGCGGCCCGCGGAAATCTACGCCGCCCACTACTTCGGGCCCACTGGGGCCAAGACCTTCCTGTCCGCTGACCCCAGCACCCCGATCGTGGATATCCTGGGCAAAGCTGCTGTCAAGGCCAATCCCAATTTGCAAGGGAAGACCGCTGGCCAGGTGCTGGCTCAGTTGGAAACCAAGATGGGCAGCAAACCTGCCGCACGAGATGTTTCACGTGAAACACCCGAGCCCGCTGCAAAGAAACCCCTGCCCCCGTCTCTGCCGCCCATGGCTGCCGCGCCTATGAAGGAGCAGGTGGCAAGTCTCGGCCCTGGCTACCAAGCCGCTCTGGCTCTGTCGTTCCTGGCGGATACGGATGACAAACCTGAGCGCGACGTGGAAAAGGAACCGGGGATCGCGGAGCAGTGGCTGGCGCAGACCGCCTCAAGGCCCGCGGCCCTGGCCCAGTTCGCTGACCTCAGCATCAAATCCCCGTTCGCTGAACCCCAGCAACCACAGATGCTGGCGGATGGCGGTGAAGTGAAGGAGCCTGGACTGCTGTCCGTGCCGACATACTCACGGACCGTGAGCTACGAAATGTATCCTGGGCAGGGAGGGCAGTTTGATCAGCGCGACGCGGCCCGGCACATGTTGGCCTCTGGTACTTTGGCGCGCAAGTACGGCCCCCGGGCAGCAGAGATGCTGGGCCAGTTCCACGAAATCACCACGTCACCACTGCGTTTTATTGGCTCAAAGCTCGGAATCTCCGAGATGCCGGTCGATTACGAGCAGGATTTGCACAACAACCGCATCGGAATTGAGTTGGCCGGTCGGGCCAAGAGCCAAAAGGACTTGGAGGATCTGGTCCAGCAGATGGCGGAGCAGGCCAAGGGCCAGCGCACAGAGGGAAAACCTTGGACAGGACGCCCTGTTAAGCGCGCAGACGGTGGTTCGGCGGAGCCAACGGCGGCGGAACTCGAGGCAGCAAGCCGCCCGGCCACTGTCAACCCCAATATTCGCCGTCAAGGGGAGGCTGCCAGGAGACTGGCAGCCATGCGGGACGTAAATACACTGCCCGATCCACGGACCTACGCTGCTGTTTCTGGTTTTTTGGGCCAAGCACCCGATCAAATGGGTTTTTCTGCCCTCCATCCTGACATCCAGGGCATTCGAAAGGCCGGGGAAGCAGGTTTTGGCGTTGGAACAGCGCTCCAAGTGGCCCCAGTTGCTGGTAAAGCAGCGCAAATGCTCGGAAAAATGACCGGATCGGCGTTAAATGAGCGAATGTTGTCCGGTCAGAGCTTGACACCGGGTTTCAACACCCCTGCTCCCATCAATTTCGCGGTCCGCGCCAAGGGAACCCCGTTCATGATGACCTACGGGGACACCCGTGGGCCCGATGGAGTGCTCCCATCTATGGATCAGGCCGAAAAGTACGTTCAAGGGCTGGCCACAACGAACGATTACCGCTTGAACGAGTGGTTCTCCAACAAAGTCACGCCATATTTGCGCAGGGACTTCGCAAGTCCTGAGGATCAGTTCGTCCAGGCCGCGGACAAGAACATGCTGCTGCATTTTGCGGCCAAGCCCACCAAGCGGGACGCACCAGAAAGCGCTTCGCAGTACGACCGCCGCAAGAATCTTGAGGGAACGCGCAAGCTGGAAGGCTTTCCTGAAGAGGGCGTCGCCAAAACCGCGTACGGCAAGCGCGTGGAAGCATTGACGGACGAATCAGCGTGGCCGCTGTGGCTCGAAGACATCACCTCCCCTGGCTTAGTGCCCCCAAGCATGCGCGGCATGACGGAAACGAACCCCGCTGCGCGCGTCACGGAGCTTGGCAACATCGAAAAGCGCATGAAGTTCGAAGATCTGCGCAATGGCATGCAGGAAATGCGTCAGTTGGGCCCGGAGTACTCGGCTTATGGCCAAGCCCCGGTCAAAGTGCCCAAGGAATACATGCTGACGGACGAATCACTGATTGGTTTGACCCCCGCACAGGCCTCGAACCGCGTCGCTATGTTCAGGAACTGGCGCGACGACAACCGCCAGCGCATGGCAACCAAATACGCAAAGGAAGACCCAAGCCTGTCCCGGGTGGAGCTTTCAAATGGCGTCACAGCCGTTCAACTTCCTGACTTGCAGTCCTCTCCAAACGTCAAGCAGTTGGCTTTGGACGTGGGATGCGATGGAAACTGGTGCACACGCAGAGAAGCGTCTGCTTTGGACTACGGCAGCGGCGACAACCGCCTCCATATCTTGGTGGACAAGAAAGCGCGGCCCTTGGCCCAGATCACTTTCTCCAGACTGGCCCCGACGAAGAAGCAACTCGAGGCAGATCCTTCTGCTGGCGACCGGTTCTCGATCACGGAGATGTTGGGCAAGGACAACTCTGCCGATTTCTCGCAAAGTCCCGCACTGCCAGCTCTCCAGCAGTACGTCAAGGAGCTGGACCGTCAACACAACTTGGCTTTTGTGGCCAATCTGGACAAAATAGACATGAAGGAGCTGAGCACCGCAGACCTTTTAAGAGGTGCGAAGGAATTGTCAAACCGTCGTCAGCGGTACCAGCCTGGTATAGCTCCTGAGGACTACATGGCAGCGACTCAGCGCGATATCATTGACTTTGAGACAGCACTCTATGACATCAACGGCGGCAGCAAGTACATAACAAAGGATCAGGACATGGATGCACTTGTCCAGCAGACCTTGGAGCGTCTTGCCCCACAACAACGTGCCACTGGCGGCATGATTGAGCGACAATCCACAGACAGCCGCAAATACCTGTAAGGAACAAAGATGCCAATCGAGAAAAACAACGACCTGCCTGCGGGCAACCTGGACGTCGAAGTTGAAGACATCGCGACAGAGGACCTGCCCGATATCGAAATCGTATTCGACGAAGAAGGCGGCGTTGATGTGACCCTGGGCAAGGAAGAAGACGAGGTCCCGTTTGATGCCAACCTTGCCGAGGTCCTCGATCCGGGCGTCTTGCAGCAGATCAGCTCAGAGCTCATGCCACTGTTCGAAGCGGACCAGTCTTCGCGCAAGGATTGGGAAGAGCAGTACGGCAAAGGCCTCAAGCTCTTGGGCTTTACCTTTGATGAGCGCACCAAGCCATTCAAAGGCGCAGCCGCGGCCACACATCCATTGCTGACCGAAGCCATCGTGCAGTTCCAGTCACAGGCATTGAAGGAATTGCTGCCAGCAGAAGGCCCTGTGCGCACACAGGTGCTGGGCAAGGAGACACGCGAGAAGTTGATGCAGGCTGACCGCGTGCGCGACTTCATGAACTACCAAATCACCACGGTGATGGAAGAGTACACACCTGATTTCGATCAGCTCTTGTTCTACGTGGGCTACGGCGGCTCTGCGTTCAAGAAGGTGTACTACGACGAGGACAAAGAGCGCATGGTCAGCAAGCTGATCCTGCCTGACAACTTGTACATCCCCTACAACGGTTCGAGCGTCATGAGCGAGTGCCCGCGCATCACGCACGTTGTGCCGATGACGGTGAACGACTACAACAAGGCTGTCTTGCGTGGTCAATACCTGGACAGCGCCCAGGAGCGCAGCACTGCTGACGTTGGCAACAACATCATCCAGAAGGAAACCGACCGCGTCACCAAGATCAGCCCCAACGCTGATGACGAGGAAATGGAATTGCTGGAGTTCCAGGTCGATTGGGACCTGCAGGGCTTTGAGCACAAGGATGAAGAAGGCGAGCCCACCGGCATCAAGCTGCCCTACATCATCACTGTGGACAAGACCTCTGGCTCCACGGTGGGTGTGCGCCGCAACTGGAACGAAGGCGACGAAACCTATCGCCGCAAGCAATACTATGTGCACTACACCCTCGTGCAGGGCCTGGGCGCATACGGCTTGGGCTTTTTGCACCTGGTCGGTGGTTTGAGCCAGGCAGCCACTTCTGCACTGCGCCAATTGATCGATGCAGGTACGCTGGTCAACCTGCCAGCAGGCTTTAAGGCCAAGGGCGCGCGCATCATGAACGATGATGTGCCGCTGCAGCCAGGCGAGTTCCGCGACATCGATGCAGGTGGCGTGGAATTGAGCCAGACACTGATGCCGCTGCCGTACAAGGAGCCAAGCCAGACGCTGTTCGCGCTGCTCGGTTTCTGCGCCGACGCAGGCCGTCGCTTGGCCAGCGTTACCGATATGCAGGTGGGCGACAGCAACCAAAACGCTGCCGTGGGCACAACGATCGCGCTGTTGGAAAAGGGTGGACAGGTCATGTCCGCGATCCACAAGCGCTTGCACTACTCACAGAAGATTGAGTTCAAGCTGCTGGCCAAGGGATTCTCGGAGTACCTCCCTGACGAGTACCCCTACGACGTGCCCGGCGAGAGCCGCACCATCAAACGCAAGGACTTCGATGACCGCATCGATGTGCTGCCTGTCTCTGACCCCAACATCTTCTCTGTTGCTCAGCGCATCACCATGGCGCAGACCCAGTTGCAACTGGCTCAGAGCAACCCTCAGATGCACAACATGTACGAGGCCTATCGCCGCATGTATGAGGCCATCGGGGTGCGGGATATCGACGGGATCTTGAACACGCAGAACGTGGACAAGCCAAAGGACCCTGCCAGCGAGAACTCACAGGCTTTGGACGGCTCGCCGCTCAAAGCATTTGCTGGCCAGCAGCACGATGCGCACATCATGAACCACTTGCTGTTCATGATGGCTCCGATGGTTGCAGGCATGCCGCAAGTCGCGGTCAACATGACCAAGCACATCTTCGAGCACATCCGCCTGAAGGCCGAAGAGGCTACCGAGGCCGAGTTGTTCCAGCAGTACGGCACGGACCCGGACGGTATCGTGTCTGCCCTGCAGCGCGAGGCGATGATCGCCATCAAGACCGCCGAGTTCTACCAAGAGGTCAAGAAACTGCAGGTCGATCTGCAAGGCCCTCCAGCGGAAGATCCACTGGTCAAGGTCAAGGAGCAGGAAATCCAGGCCAAGGCCGCTGCCGACGCTGCCAAGGACCAAAACGAGAAACAGCGCATCCAGCTGGAAGGCCAGCGCGTGCAAGGCGACCTCATGGTCGATCAGGCCAAGCTGACCTTGGACGCCCAAAAACTGCAGCAGCAAGGAGCTAAAGATGCAACACAAGCAAACCAAAACGCCCAAAACGCCCGTATCCAAGCCATCAGCCGGGCCCAAAAAGGTGGCAACCCCAGCCGACAAACCTAAGAAAACGTATGTTTATCGCAAAGATGCGTTCAATAAAGTGTTGATTACGTAACATCTACGTGCATAATGCACGCACAGCCCTCGGACAGGGGCGTCTACCTGTCTGCTTCATTGGAGTAATCCATGCTTGAGTTTGCCGAGAAAACGCTGATCGCTATCAAGGTACTTCGCCGCCATACGGAAGACATCTTGGTGAGCGGCAGCGTCAAGGATATGGAGCAGTATCGGTTCCTGATGGGACGCCTTGAGGGTTACAAGTTTGTTGAGATAGAGGTGCAAGAGCTTCTCAGCAAAAACCAAGACCTATAAGGAGCCCTATGAGTGAAATGACTGCGCTAGAAAAGAAGTGGGCGGAGGAAGCTGCCGCCCATGTACCTTCCCTGGACGATGCTTACGACAAAGAGGGAAGCCTCGTTGTCGAGAAGATCGAAACGGCGGTACTGGACCGAATTCCCCGACCTACCGGTTGGCGGATCGTCATCCTGCCCTACCGCGGGGCGGAGAAAACCAAAGGTGGCATCGTACTGTCTGAACAGACCCGCGCGCGCGAGCAAGCGTCGACTGTTTGCGGCTACGTGCTGTCTGTTGGCCCACTTGCCTACGCCGACGAGAACAAGTTCCCGACCGGCCCGTGGTGCAAGAAAGGTGACTGGATTGTCTTTGGCCGCTACGCAGGCGCACGCTTGCCGATCGACGAAGGCGAGATCCGAATCATCAACGATGACGAAGTGCTGGCCACAATCCAGAACCCCGAAGACATTGTCCATCTGTGAGGTAATACATGGCAACTCTAATGAATGACGACCAGCTTGAATTCGATCTGGGTGCAGACGAGAAAGCGACAACGGTCAACGTAGGTGAAGAGCAGGAAAAAGTAGAGCAGGAAGCTGCTCCCGCCCCCGCTCCTCGCCAGGAAGAAAAGTCAGAGCAGCAGTCACACGCTGACGAGCTGGGGGCAGTCAACGATGTCGTGCAAAAGCGCATCGCCAAGCTGACCGCCAAGATGCGCGAGGCCGAGCGCCGCGAGCAGGCAGCCCTGGAGTACGCCAAGGGACTGCAGACCCAGGCACAAACTCTCCAGCAGCGCTTGGTGCAGACGGACTACAGCCGTTTGAACGAAGCGAAATCCCGCTTGGAGTCACAGCAGCTTCAGTTGCGCCAAATCATCAAGAAAGCGCGCGAAGAAGGCGACATTGATACCGAGACAGAAGCACAAGAGCGCCTGACTCAGTTGTCGATGGAGCAGCGCCAGGTCTCTGGTTGGCTCCAGCAGCAAGAAGAAGCGGTTCGCAACCCTGCCCCTGTTCAGCAGCAGTACCAGCCTGCAGCTCCAAAGCCCGCAGCGCCTGATTCGCGTGCAGAGGAATGGGCTGAGCGCAACTCCTGGTTTGGCCAGGACCGCGTGCTGACCTACGCTGCATGGGGCATCCACCAAGAACTCATCGAAAAGGAGGGTGTTGACCCTCAATCGGACGAGTACTATACTGAGCTAGATCGACGTCTTCGTGACGAGTTCCCGAAGAAGTTCGCGGGTGAGCAATCACCTAACCAACCTTCCAGACAACAGCGTTCCGCGCCTGCTGTTGCCCCTGCCGCCCGGAGTTCCGGGATTAACAGTGCGCGCCGAACTGTCCGGCTCTCGCCGAGTCAGGTTGCTATTGCAAAGAAGCTGGGTGTACCTCTTGAAGAGTATGCCAAGTACGTAAAGGAGTAAGTCATGAGCGAAAAAATCACTATCGACCGCGCCAGCCGTTCCTCCGAAAGCCGGGACAAAGAAGCACGTCGCAAGCCATGGCGTCCACCTTCACGTCTGGATGCACCACCTGCCCCCGAAGGGTTTAGCTATCGTTGGATTCGTGCAGAAGTCAACGGGAACCTTGACAACCAGAACGTGTACAGCAAACTGCGTGAGGGCTACGAACTTGTTCGTCCCGAGAATATTCCTGAGGAATACCGCGCAACGCTGCCCACGATGGACGACGGCAAACATGCTGGCGTGATCTCTGTTGGTGGACTCTTGCTCGCCAAGATTCCTACAGAGACTGTCGAGGAACGCAACGCTTATTACCGCCGTAGGGCACAGGAACAGTTGATGGCAGTGGACAACGAGTTGCTGCGTGAGAATGCACACTCTTCAATGCGAATCCAAACTCCCGAGCGGAGTTCGCGCACTACCTTCCGTCAGCCGCAAGGTTGATTTCTTAATCCTGTAGGAGATTCAAATGGCAAACGTCAACAAGCCTTTTGGTCTGCGTCCGTCTGGCAACCTCTCTGCAACCGGTGCTCAAAAGCAATACGGTTACGAGATTGCCGACAACCAGGCCGGGGCCATTTTCCAGGGCGACCTCGTCGTTCTGTTCGATGGCTACATCATCAAGTACGACGCATCCACTCACGCTGGCCCCACCGGTGTGTTCAACGGCTGCCAGTACAACGACCCAACTCGTGCCAACAAGCCGACTTGGAAAAACTACTATCCTGGTAGCGTCAACGTCGAAATCGGTGCAATCTATTGCGAAGTCATTGATGACCCAGCTCAGTTGTTCCTGGTTCAGACCAGCGGCGCGTTTGTTCAGGCAAACATCGGCAAGAACGCTGATCCTACTGCTGGCACTACCGGCAGCACGGTCAACGGTATCTCCAATGGCACCCTGGACTCGGCATCTATTGCCAAGGACGCAGCCTTGACCTTCAAGATCGTCGGCCTCTACGCTGTTCCCGAGAATGAATTGGGCGCAAACGCAGTCGTCGTTGTCAAACTCAACCAACACCAGTACGGTAGCGTCGGTGTTGCTTCTCCTGGAGCATAATCATGGCAATTACCCGTTCCCAACTTGTAAAAGAACTGGAGCCAGGTCTCAACGCTCTGTTCGGTCTGGAGTACAAGCGCTACGAAAACGAGCACGAGGAGATCTTCTCCATCGAAACCTCGGATCGTGCGTTTGAAGAAGAGGTCATGTTGACCGGCTTCGGCTCTGCCCCGGTCAAGACCGAAGGTGCTGGCGTGGCATACGATACCGCTCTGGAATCGTTCACTGCGCGCTACACCCACGAGACCATCGCCATGGCTTTCGCGCTGACTGAAGAAGCCGTTGAGGACAACCTCTACGACCGTCTGTCTGCTCGTTACACCAAGGCTCTGGCCCGTTCTATGGCCAACACCAAGCAGGTCAAAGCTGCTTCCGTGTTGAACAACGGCTTCACTGGCGGTCAATACGCTGGTGGTGACGGCGTGGCTTTGATGTCCACTGCTCACCCCACCGCTTTGGGCCCCAACTTCGCCAACCGCCCACAAGTTGCTGCTGACTTGAACGAGACATCCCTCGAGCAAGGCATCATCGACATCGCGGCGTTCACGGACGAACGTGGCCTGAAGGTTGCCTTGACAGCCCGCAAGATGATCGTTCCTAAGGAACTGCAGTTCACTGCAGAGCGCCTGATGAAGAGCACTTTGCGCAC